GTCAAATTCAACCACTCCAAATTGAGTATTTCCAGCTTTTTGAATAGTAGTTGGATTTACGCTCAAAGTTGTACCAGACATAGTCAAACCAGTTCCAAGAGTTATGTCTGCTGCAGCTGCACTACCAGAACCACTTCCTTTGAGTTGACTAACAGCGCTAAGATCTGCCATTTTAGCATTCGAAATGGCTAGATTGGAAATAATTGGAGCAGCGGCAGTAGAACCAACGCCACCCAAATCACCAGCCAATTGAACCTTTCCTTTGAGTACAGAAGTGGCATCTGGAACAACTGATGCTGCGATCTGTGCATCTACATAGTTCTTATTAGCTGCATCAGTACCTCCTGTTGGCAAGTCTGTTAATAACACTTTTACTCCGCCGGGAATACTTAAATTACCAGTCATGGTATCTCCAGCCTTTAAAACATACCGAACATCGGTAGCTGCTTGGTTTGCGGTTACTTCTAACCACGCAGCACCATCTGAAATATAAGTTCTACCATCATTTGCAGGTGTAGGATCACCACTGACAACATAAATATCTCCATTAGGCTGAGGTTGAGCTGGAATTGCAGCCAAAGTACCAGTTGAAACACCTCCAAGCAATATAGATACATTTCCACCATTAGTTGGTGATGGGAATACACCGTTGACTGATCCAACTGCGCCATTAACATCTATTACTGGTATACTCGAAACTGTGGTAACTGGGGAGGTTCCGTTGCCTTGAAGATAACCTGTCAAACTTGTAGCTCCTGTTCCACCTTGTGCAACTGGTACTGGGATAGATGGTACGGAAATAGGATTGACGTCCAAAGAAGTCCCAGTCATTATAAGCCCAGGACCAAGGGATATGTCGGTTGCAGCTGCATTAATTGAACTACTACCTTTAAGTTGACTTGTACCGCTTAAATTAGCCATTTTGGAATTGGTTATAGCTAAGTTAGAAATTATAGGCGCTGATGCAGATGTTCCAACACCTCCTAAATCACCACCTAATTGAACCTTTCCTTTGACTAATGTAGTTGCATCTGGGATAATTACCGAAGCAATCTGGGCATCGACATAGGCTTTGTTAGTCAAATCATTTGGTGCTACTGGAGCTATTGGTTGAAGTATAGGACCACTCATAGTTCCTCCAACTAAAGGTAGAAAAGAGCTAGAAAGAGAAGCTGTATTGACATCTAACAAACTTCCAACCATACTTAATCCAGATCCAAGAGAAATGTCTGCCGCGGCTGCGCTCAGTGAACTACTTCCTTTGAGTTGACTAGGGGAAGTAAGATCTGCTAATTTAGTGTTAGTTATGGCTTGACTTGAGATAACTGGTGCTGACGCGGCTGTTCCTGGGCCATTTAAATCACCTCCTAATTGAACCTTTCCTTTGACTGAAGTAGTAGCATCTGGGATTGTTGCGGCTGAAACTGCATTATCTACATAATTTTTATTAGCTGCATCAGTACCTCCAGTTGGTAAATCCGTCAATGATATTTTTACCCCACTTGGAATATTTAAGTCTCCAGTCATGGTATCTCCAGACTTTAAAACATAACGAGCATCAGTAGCTGCTTGATTTGTAGTTACTTCTCTCCATACTGCACCGTCTGAAATATAAGTACGACCATTATTTTCAGGTGTTGGATCACCACTAACAACATAAATGTTTCCGTTAGGTTGTGGTTGGGCTGGAAGGGCTGATAAAGTACCAGTTGAAACATTACTTAGAAGAACAGTTACATTTCCACCATTAGCTGGGGTTGGAAATACACCATTTACCGATCCAACCGCACCATTAACATCTGCAACTGGTATACTTGAAACTGTGGTCACTGGAGAGGTTCCATTGCCTTGAAGATAACCTGTCAAACTTGTAGCTCCTGTTCCACCTTGTGCAACTGGAACTGGTATAGATGGTACGGAAATAGGATTAACATCCAAAGAACTTCCAGTCATTACAAGACCAGGCCCAAGAGCTATATCTGCCACAGCCGTACTAAGAGAACTGCTTCCTTTAAGTTGACTTGTGCCACTTAAATTAGCCATTTTGGCATTAGTTACAGCTAAATCAGAGATTATAGGCGCTGCTGCGGATGTTCCAATACCTCCTAAATCACCTCCTAATTGAACCTTGCCTTTGACTGAAGTAGTTGCGTCTGGAATCGTTGATAATGCAATCTGGGCATCTACATAGGCTTTGTTAGTCAAATCATTTGGTGCTACTGGAGCTATTGGTTGAAGTATAGGACCACTCATAGTACCACCAGCCAAAGGCAAGAAAGAATTGGAGAGAGAGGCTGCATTAACATTTAAAGTTGTACCTACCATACTTAATTCTGGTCCAAGAGATATGTCTGTGGCGGCCGCGCTTCCAGAACCACTTCCTTTGAGTTGACTAATGGCGCTGAGATCCGCTAATTTGGCATTTGAAATTGCTAGATTGGAAATAATTGGGGCTGCGGCGGATGTTCCTGGGCCATTTAAATCACCACCCAATTGAACCTTTCCTTTGACTGAAGTAGTAGCATCTGGTACTAACGTGGAAATTTGGTTGTCTACATAGTCTTTGTTAGCTGCGTCAGTACCTCCTACTGGTGCATCGGCTAATAACACTTTTACCCCACTTGGAATAGTTAAATCACCACTCATGGTATCTCCTCCTTTTAAGACGTATCGAGCATCGGTGGCCGCTTGATTTGTAGTTACTTCTTGCCATACCGCACCATCTGAAATATAAGTTCGTCCATTATTTGCAGGTGTTGGATCGCCACTAACAACATAAATGTTTCCGTTAGGTTGTGGTTGAGCTGGAATTGCAGCCAAAGTACCAGTTGAAACATTACTCAAAAGAATAGTTACATTTCCACCATTAGCTGGAGTTGGGAATATACCATTGACTGATCCAACTGCACCATTGACATCTGCAACTGGTATACTCGAAACTGTGGTTACTGGAGAGGTTCCATTGCCTTGAAGATAACCTGTTAAAGTTGTAGCTCCTGTTCCACCTTGCGCAACTGGGACTGGGATAGATGGCACGGAAATAGGATTAACATCCAAAGAACTTCCAGTCATTATAAGTCCAGGACCAAGAGATACATCTGTTGCAGCTGCACTACCTGAACTACTTCCTTTAAGTTGACTTGTACCACTTAAATTAGCCATTTTAGCATTAGTTATAGCTAAGTTAGAAATTATTGGCGCTGCTGCAGATGTTCCAATACCTCCTAAATCACCACCTAATTGAACCTTTCCTTTGACTGAAGTAGTTGCGTCTGGAATCGTTACTAACGCAATTTGAGCATCTACATAGGCTTTGTTAGTCAAATCATTTGGTGCTACTGGGGCTATTGGTTGAAGTATAGCTCCGCTCATAGTACCGCCAGCCAAAGGTAAGAAAGAACCAGAAAGAGAGGTTGCATTAACATCTAAAGTTGTACCAGTCATACTTAATCCAGGCCCAAGAGATATATCTGAAGCTGCAGCACTTCCAGAACCACTTCCTTTAAGTTGACTAACCGCGCTGAGGTCTGCCATTTTTATATTAGTTATAGCAAAATTAGATATAATTGGGGCTGCAGCTGTACTACCAGAACCTCCTAAATCACCAGCTAATTGTACTTTTCCTGTGTATGCCGTGGTCGCATCTGGAGCCAAATTTGAGATTTGACTATCCACATAGTTTTTGTTGGCTGCATCGGTACCTCCTATTGGGTCATCGGCTAATAATACTTTTACACCACTTGGAATATTCAAATCACCACTCATTGTATCCCCTCCTTTTAAAACGTATCTGGCATCTGTTGCTGCTAAATTAGTAGTTACTTCTCTCCATACTGCACCGTCTGAAATATAAGTACGACCATTATTTGAAGATAATGGATCCCCACTTACAACATAAATATTTCCATTAGGTTGCGGTTGTGGTGGAAGAGCAGTTAAAATACCCGTTGAAACATTGCTTAGAAGAACAGTTACATTTCCACCATTAGATGGAACTGGAAGGACTCCATTGACTGATCCAACCGCACCAACAATGTCTGTAACTGGTATACTCGAAACACCTGTGATGGGAGAGGTTCCATTACCCTGTAAATACCCACTTAAAGTTGTGGCTCCAGTTCCACCTTGAGAAACTGGAACTGGGATAGATGGTACGGAAATAGGATTAACATCCAAAGAAGTACCATTCATTATGAGACCTGATCCAAGAGATATGTCTGTTGCGGCTGAACTACTAGAACTACTTCCTTTAAGTTGACTTATACCACTTAGATTGGCTAATTTGGCATTAGTAATAGCCAAATTGGATATAATTGGAGCTGCTGCGGATGTTCCAACACCTCCTAAATCACCACCTAATTGAACCTTACCTTTGACCGATGTAGTTGCGTCGGGGATAGTTGCTGCTGCAACCTGAGCATCTACATAGGCTTTATTAGCCAAATCATTTGGTGCTGCGGGGATTAACGGTTGAACAATAGCTCCGCTCATTATACCGCCAGCTAAAGGTAAAAATGATCCAGATAAAGAAGCTGAATCAACACTTAAGGTATTTCCACTCATAATTAAATTTGACCCAATAGATATATCTGTTGCGGCTGTACTGCTAGAACTGCTTCCTTTGAGTTGACTAACAGCACTAAGATTAGCTAATTTAGCATTGGAAATAGCTAAATTAGAAATAACTGGAGCTGCGGCTGTAGAACCAATACCACCTAAATCACCACTTAATTGAACCTTTCCTTTGACTGAAGTGGTTGCATCCGGCACAGATGATGTAAGAATTTGACTATCTACATAGTTTTTATTAGCTGCATCAGTACTTCCGGTTGGAAGATCGGCCAATAGTACTTTTATTCCACTTGGAATAGTTAAATCACCACCCATAGTATCTCCGCCTTTTAAAACGTATCGAGCATCTGTTGCTGCAGGATTAGTTGTTATTTCTTGCCATATAGCACCATCTGAAATATAAGTTCGGCCATTATTTGCAGGTGTTGGGTCGCCGCTAACAATATAAATATCCCCGCTTGGTTGAGGTTGTGGTGGAAGAGCTGCTAAAGTACCAGTTGAAACATTACTTAAAAGAACACTTACATTTCCACCATTAATTGGTACTGGAAGGACTCCATTAACCGAACCAACCGCACCATTAACATCTGCAACAGGTATACTCGAAACACCTGTGATGGGAGAGGTTCCATTACCTTGTAAATATCCGCTTAAAGTTGTAGCTCCTGTTCCTCCTTGGGAAACCAAAACTGGGATAGATGGTACAGTTGCAGGATTAACATCCAAAGAAGTACCAGTCATACTTAACCCAGGTCCAAGAGATATGTCCGCAGCAGCTGCACTACCTGAACTACTTCCCTTGAGTTGACTTGTTCCACTCAGATTTGCCATTTTGGCATTAGTTACAGCTAGATTGGATATAATTGGAGCAGCTGCAGATGTTCCAACACCTCCTAAATCCCCACCTAATTGAACCTTGCCTTTGACTGACGTAGTTGCATCTGGGATAGTGGTTGCAGCAACCTGAGCATCTACATAGGCTTTATTAGCCAAATCATTAGGTGCAACTGGAGCTAATGGTTGAAGTATAGCACCGCTCATTGTACCACCAGCTAAAGATAAAAATGGCCCAGCACCAAGGGCTGATACAGCCGAATCTACATAAGATTTATTGGTTAAATCATTGGGTGCGATTGGGGCTATTGGTTGAAGTATAGCTCCGCCCATAGTTCCTCCAACCAAAGGTAGAAAAGGACCAGAACCAAAGGCTGATACGGCCGAATCTACATAATTTTTGTTAACAACATCTGTTGCGTTTAAAGGTGCTATTGGTTGTGAAATAGCACCACTCATAGTACCACCAGCTAAAGGTAAGAATGGACCTCCGCCACTAATCAAACTATCCACATATTGTTTATTAGTCAAATCACATGGACCAGTTGGAGCTTCGCATTGTATAACTTTAGATGGTATTTGCATAGTTAAATTTCCTGTTAAAGTTCCTCCGGTAGAAGGTAAACCGCCACCAGTTCCAGGACCGGCAGCAATTAAATCCGCTACAGGGTCATATATTTTGAAGTTACTCATATTTATTTTCTATTTTATATAGGTGTAAAATAGAAAATAGGTAAACCTTACTTTAAAATGAGTTGTTCAAAAAATAGAAGGTTTAAGGATTCTATAAAGCAGAAAAATGAATAGTTTTTCTTTTACAAAACTAAAGTAAAATGGATCTTTACGAGCAATTAGAAATGCTGTCTTTTAGGCAACTTCAAAGGCTAAAAATATTTTTTATTACATTTCATGATTTTGAAAATTTTAAATGTTATAAAAAAAAGGATTATATTAAGTATCTTATTTTCGTTATTTTTTCATGAAATCCTGCTTTAATTCAACTTTCTATTGTTGCTATAAATTGGATAACTGAAAAAAATTTTAAACTAACATCTGGGGTTAAAATAGAAAATTTTATTAATTATTTTGCGGTTAAAAGAACCACTGATTTATGTATACTTACATATGAAAATGAAACGTTGTTTACCAGCATAGAATTATTTAAAGTTTTACAATTTGTTGATTTAACTTATGATTATATTCCACCATTAAAAAACAAATTGGAAGGAGAAGATGAACCTGCAACAATCCCAGAGTTAGAATGTGGGGTGTGTTTAATTAACAAAAAAAGTGTTACTATTACTAAGTGTGGTCATGTATTCTGTAAATCATGTGTAATAAAGTGTAATCAATGCCCTATTTGTAGAATAAGTTATAATAAAAGTCATTTGCTTAAAATTTTTTTATAAGTTAGGATAAGTTAAGGTTAATTAAGTTTAATGGGGAAACCCTATTAAACTTTAAAATAAATTTTTTATTCAAATTGAGGTGATTGCGGAGGTGTATAATTAGGTTCAAATGGATTAGGCGATGTTCTACCAGATCTTGGAGGTGTATAATTAGGTTCAAATGGATTAGGTGATGTTCTACCAGATCTTGGAGGTGTATAATTAGGTTCAAATGGATTAGGTGATTCTCTTTGTTTTCTTGTTGGAATATTAAAGTTTAATGAAGAAGATCTTGGTTGAGACCTTCTTTGACCATCATCTTCTTTTTCAGATTGTTTTTGTTTAAAAGCTATAATTGACCCTAAAATACCTACTACAATTAACGCTCCCCCAAGATATAATAACCATTGGCGATGTTTTATGGTAGTAAAACCGCTAACATTAATATTTTCGGGTACATTAGGTATTAATCCAGGTCCTTTTAATGGCGGATTATAAAGTTTCCAACCATCAGGATTTTTTACATAAACATGAAAATATACAGGATCGCTTGCGGCATAGTAAACATAAATACTTCCAGGAACTCCTTGAGTTGTTGACGATGGTGGTATTGTACCCCAATTAATAGAATTTCGACTTGTAAAATCTGAATGGGCAAAAGAACCTTGTTTTATCCATGTTCGTGATTCTAAGTCAAAAAAGTAATAATTAGAGGTTGATGCATCTAAATAAACATCCCCCTCTGCTTTTGTTGGAGGACCATTTCCTTTCATAAAAATAGGGTAACGGAATACCTTAGAATGATCTGGTGAACTTGTAATAGCTTGTTCGCAGCCAGGCCCAATGCTGCTATAAAAAGTAGTTTGAGGTGGGTTAAAAGAAATATGATTTCCTTGGCTATCAATAACAGCTCCTTGCCAATCAAAAGCTACACAATTTTTATTATTAGCGCATGCTTGAGCGGCAGCTGAAGAATTTGGGTAAGCCATGGTAGTACTAGATAAAGGCTGGGCATTGCAATTGAGTATATTTCGAATGAGAGTCGAAAATGCATGGGAGTAAACAGACTCTTCAATCCATGTAAAGTAAAATACTAGACAACCGGCACCTGCAATAATGCTTAAAGGAAAAAGGTATCTCCCAACCACAGCAATTCCACCAATAATAGAAATCAAAGGTATACCCATAACTAAAGCAATAAGAATAACAATTTGCCATAAATCTAATCCTTCGGCTTTGGCAGTCGAGCTTTGATCTATTTTTTCTTGTAGTTTCTGAAATATTGTGTTTTTAGACACTGCGTCTTCTATGCACGCACCAAAGATGGTAGCCATTTCAGACATGACATTATTTGTAATATAAACCTGTCCTTTGACTCTTGATACAGTAATAACTTGATTTTCGGATACTGAAGATGCGCATGACTGAGTTATCGTAGTAACCAACTCAGAACTTGCCTTAAGGAACAAGTTAATCTCATTTTGAGCATTTGGAAATTGAAAAATATTTAGACCACTAACTATGCTTTTAGCTGCTTGAGCTATTTTCATAGTTAAATCTTGCTGAATATCTTCTTGAACAAGTGCATTCAATAGTGATTTTATGTTTATATTGGCTTTTTGAGTGAAAGTATTGCCTGAAATAACCACATCTCCATCTACATCAGTGACACTTATAATTTGTGTTTGATCTGTAGTTAATTTAGTCGATGATATAATGTTGTTTGACACCTTAGCAACCGCTTCAGTTGCCGCCTTGGTGATATTTTTAGAAATAGACGATCCCATTGTTTATTTATTGTCTCTTTGTTGGTATATAAATTTCTTACTTTTGTAGTAAGTTAATGGTTAATTTCAAACCAATTCTAATAAAAATTTTAAAAAAGTAAGTTACCTCCGTTAAAAATTATTAAATTTTTATACTTAACAAAAGCATAAAAAAATTATCAAATTATTCAAAGAAAAAGAATGAAGCCAAAGAGCCCGAGTTACCTTTAGGAACAGGTGTTACATGAGGAGGTGCGTTAGGATTATGTGGTACCACTGGATGCGGTACCACTGGATGTTGTGGATGAGGTTGTGGATGAGGTTGTGGATGAGGTTGTGGATGAGGTTGTGGATGAGGTTTAACGCAAGGTTTAATTAAACAAGCAGGTGGTATAACTGCTGGATGTGGTGGAAAACAAGGATCTACATGAGTAGGAGGATTAGGTGGTTTATAATCACACATTGGTCTACAACAACATGGTTTACACCCACAATAACAATTTCCTTTGGGTGGAGGTGGATTGGGAAACTTATTGGTAGATAAAGTATAGTCACTTTGACAGTCGGGGCAAAAGTATTGATTCTGCTTCATATCCCATTCAGATCTAGCAATCGGAAAAGGAGCTGAAGTGTGCCTGCACGGATTACATCTATAAGCCATTTATTTATTGGTTTATCTATGATGAAATTAATTAAAAATTTTAATGATTATGACGAACCTTAAATTCTAATTTCAAAACTAATTTTAAAGACAATTTTATACTTGAGTTCACCTTTCTCCAACTCATTTTTAGAACCACTCCAACCCGTATACTCTTTGACATACTCCCATAGGTTCTTTTTAGGTATATTTGTATCAGGACCATCAGATCCACGTTAAGAAATCTTTGAAAAGAAGTTGGCATGTTGTGGTCGGAAACACGCAAATACAATTTTTTAAAGTCTGTATTGACTTTAAAAAATTTAATTTTTTAATTAAAGATTAATTAACCACGAATTAAACAAAACATAACTGATGTTTGTAAATTTTCTTTAGGTGATTGTGGAGACTGGGTATCCTGTTCTTGAAATTGAATTTCTTCACCTGAAGGAAGGCGCCAAACAACTCTAAAATTACTTGTTGGGCGAAATCTAATAGTTTTATAGTTCAAATCTCCAGTAAATTTGGTAAATTTTTCAGTACGATTTACTAATTGGCCTGTTGGAGTTGTAACCTTAAAATAACTTTTATTAGAGTGATTATTAGAAAATAAATTGTTTTGGGTAGGGTGATTTGTATCATAAAGTTCCACATAAAGAAAAGGGTAGTCTATAGGATATCCTCCCCCATTTTTAATTAAAATATTTGGTATTGTTCCAGAAACCAGATTAATATTATATGCCACTTGTTCATGTTGACCGACTGTTGTACCAGCATATGAAAGAGTTCGATAATTATCTGAAGTTTGTGTAAGTAATTCTACTATTGTACCGGCGGGAAAACTAGCGGTTAATTGAGGTGAAACAATAGCTATACTTGTTAGAGGATCATAGTTTATGATCTTTACAATTTCTTGGGTTGAAATAATCCTTAAAAAATCTCCAGAATTAACAGGTGTATTTATACCTGTTAAATTAACTGATGTAGTTGTATTACCTCCACCAAGAGCAAAATTGCCTTTAGTTGGTGGTACCTCTCTAATGCTATATTGATCGGTTAGATTCCAACCACCAGGTATGATTGCCTGAACCTTATGAAAAGTAAAATCGTATCCAGTAATAAGAGATGACTGTCCTTGAGTCTCATTATACAAATATTTTCCAATATATGCATTGGCTATATCAGAACCTGAAGGTACAAACAATGTATTTGGAATTGATGTTACTTTAATGGTGACAGGATCCCCAGCTTGAACATTTGCTCCGCTTACACTCAACTGAGTATAATCTAACCCTCCCGAGGTAGTAAGAAAATTACTACTATTAATTCGAAAAGATGGTGGTTTGGATAACTCTGCGCCTTGGTAGTAGTTTAAATTTTGAGAAAAGGTATTGGCTGGGGCTGATACCACAATACTATCATTTGTTTGACTGACCACAGTCGCATTAATAGAAATATTTTGACCAACCCAAGCAATTAATGGAGCTTGATTACTTATTGGATCAACAGCATTTAAACCTGAAGATTGACCACTTCCTGACCAAGGCACTTCAAAAAGGCATGGATTAGACCATAAATATCTATTGCGATGAGTAGAGACAAATTCAAAGTCTAATTTATTCATTTATTTAGTATAAAATATTACTATTAATAAATTTCAAACGTAGCGTGTTTGAAACCCAAATTGGCAAATGCTCATTAAATGTAACAACTATGGAAAAAGAGAAATATAAAATAAATAAATATATACAAAAATAAGCACCAGCTGCCAGGGCTATCGGCTTGATCAAGAAGATTATTAGCGTCGAGATAAGCTTAAATTAGTTCCTTTATTATCTATATTTTTTAAACTTTAAATTTTTTATTTTATTTCATGGTGGTATTGAAGAAAAAATTAATGAGTAATTGATCCGTTTATTTTATGCTTGTTAAAAACATAAAATAAGATTTCTAATTTGTGGTCTAAGTTGAGTTAAAAGTTATTGGAAGTTAGAGTGCAATTTTATCCGTTCCGAAATATAGTTAATAAATTTAGGTAAAAAATATGGTAGTGCAATCTATTTCTTTTCCTATTTTATATTGGAGTATGAACGCCACAAGACAATGGTTAAGACATCACAATTATTATCCTATAAAACCAGCTCATTTCACGCAAAATTTCATTAGATATAGACTAAGTTCTCCAAAACCTTATTATAGATACAAAACTATAGTACTTTCAAATGGAGTACATTTAACTTTGGGCTTGTAATATTTTTAATTTTGATGGTATTGACCATTAAATGATGTATAAAATATGGATTAAATTTTTCCATAAATACAATTTTCATCTTATTTTTA